ATGGCTACAATCCGCCAATTACCATCCGGTAAATTCAATGCGCAAGTGCGCGTGAAGGGGTTCCCCCAAAAGACAATAACCCGTGATACATACTCCGAATGTGAGAGAGCAGCTAACGAATATTTAGCGGGGCTTAAACCTTCTACGAACACTGTAGAAAGCCTAACTACTCCTTACATGAATGAGATCATGATCCGTGCAGGTAAGAAAAGGGGAGGTTATGAAGCTACTTATTTTCGCCTTGTGGTTATCGCCCGTACACTCAACCAGAAGCCTCTAGAAGCCCTCACAAAAGAAGATGTGATAGCGTACCGACAGGAGCGCTTAAAAGCTGTCTCAGGCTCTACCGTGCGCCTAGAGCTACAATTACTATCCCGCCTCTTACGTTGGGCCGCTGATGAAAAGAGCATAGCTTGTGCTGATGTGGTAGCCGGGGTAAAACTGCCAGAGGCAGGAAAGGCACGGGAAGAGATAATAGAGCCACTGCAATTAGAAATGATTCTTTCATTTGCCAGTGATAAGAGTAAGCCGATCATTGAACTGGCTTATGAAACAGCAATGAGAAGAAATGAGATCTTAGCTATCACTCCCTATATGGTGGATCTCAATAAGCGGATCATTCGTCTGATGGATAACCAGACTAAGAACGGGGAAGCGCGTAAGGTTCCACTCTCTACGAAAGCATGTGAAATGCTCCGCGAACTTTGCGACGGCAGAGACAGACACGCGAGACTATTTGATCTCACTCCTTATGCTGTCTCACAGGCTTTCAGAAGGGCAGCACGGCTAGCGAAAGTCTACAATGTATGTTTCCATAGCTTGAGGCATTCAGCTATCACCAGAGCAGCGGAGAAGGGGTTAAGCACGGTTCAGCTAATGGCGGTATCAGGTCATAAAACTATTACTATGCTTTCCCGCTATTCCCACATCAAACCAGAGAACATAGCTCACCTTCTGGACTGATAAAAGAAAGCCGCCTCAGTGGGCGGCCTCTTTGCTATCAGCATTGCAGGTGCAAGGATGCACCTTATCACTTTTCTATTTTTACCCCGTTCTTTTTGAGGTAGGCGGTGATCAACTTGTCTACTACATCCGTCATTTTCTCACCATTACCCGCACATATCATCTTGAATGCTCTATGCTTTTCCTCAGTTGTATAAACCTGAATCCTAACCTGTTTTTCTGCCTGTTTAGCTACTTCTTTACTCATAATCTAGCCTCCTGATCCGTCGAAATGTCCAAATATCCTACACTCTTTAACTCTAAATCACCATAGAAATAAATGGTTATAACTCTCTTACTTTCGATAAAAGCTATGGGATCGGGCTGGATGCCTAAGCATACAGGGCTGTTATATTATCAATGCTCAGTTGCCTTAACTCGCTACGCTCGTTAGGACGGCAAACAAGTTTGCCTTTACACTGAAAAGAAAAAAGACAAAGAAAACAGAACATCAATAGATATTCCCTCACTATGAGGCGTGGCGTTAGTTGGGTGAGATTGATAACTAATAGGGATCGTTTATATCTGGATAAAGACAGATAGAAACTTATATAAACAGTTGTAATATCTATGTTTGTCCAATCGTGGGCCTCAATTAGTTAGCAGGCTAATTAGGTGGCTAATGAATGTGGGTAATAATAATGATCCTGCTAATTATATACAAATATAACGATTGCCTTTGGCAATTATCTGGGGATTGTACACATTTTCAGGTGTGTATGAGTGATGTAAGTCATTGATATTTATAGTTATATCCCTGTCTCTGAAAGACTGTTGCTAAATCTTGTGGGGGGCTTAGGTGGCATCCTCATAGATACGAATGATAATGCAAATGATAATCACTCCTGTTTACTCCCCTCCCGGCTGTCTGCGACAGCTTTTTACACACCCCCACCTGATAAGAAAAACCCCATTGAGCCTTGCTAATTCTGATCGGTCTACTGGTCAGACTTTTAAAAATAATATCTTTATATTACAACTATTTAATTTAGATTTATGTCTTGTAAACACCTTACAACCCTTAAAAGTATACCCATAACTAACTGGACGGCATTACATGATTTTGCCGCTTACCATAATAAAAATATTGAGGATCAATCATGTCAAAAATCAGAATGCTTACATCTTATGACCTACACGGAGTTAAGGGATCTTCCGATGGTAGGAATGATGTTTCAACTACTGCCCCGGCTCCAGTAGATACCAACACTTATAAAACCTTTACGCTTGTACAGTCTTATCCAGACCCAAGCGATCCTACTAATTTTCTAAAATACACTAAGAAACGTACTCCTTTACCGTCCAATAAGAACGTTATCACTCTTGATTATCTTCATGATGATTCAGGTAGTGCTTTGTATTTTGAGCCTATCGATCTATCCGTTGATCAGGGTAGTACCTTTAACCCTCAGTCAGATAATACAAACGTAGACTTTGTATATTCGGGAGATTCTGCAATTATTCGTAATCTCACACCAAACACGGAGACAGCACAGGGATCAGGCTCCTTTGTACTGGATGGAATCACCTACACCGTTAACTATAAAATCAAAGGTGCTAAGGTGGATGCTCCCAAAGCAGCGGTAGAACTTACAGGCACAGGATTAGTTAAGGTTGATGATACTACCTACACCTTAACCAGACCTTATAAGGCCGCTGATAACATCGCTATCAATCTTCTTACTGACCATACAGCAAACCCTAAGATCGTTGGTACTTTACCATCTAACCTTACTCAAAGGGCTATCACTCATGATGTAGTGCTTTTAGTTGTTCACAATGTAGGCGGTGGAGATGTTCAGATAGATATTGATGGTCAGATTTATACAATCAAGATCAATATTATTATCACTGCTTAATCAGTGAGATGTAGAACATCTATTACAGAGCCTATCGGCTCAGAAGGATCAGGGATGCCATACAAACCACGGGAACCAGAATTTTTTAAAAGTGGGGTTGGGTACATTTGGAAGGATTGCAAGAAATGCGGCTATAAGTCTGCTTATGCGTCTAATGGTAAATGCCCCGCTTGCAAATCAGAAGCTAATAGAAAATACAGGAAACGGAAGGTAATCAATGAATCAGGTTTTCCGACAGTGTGATCCCTGCAAGCATTGCGGAGATACACGGAAGTATGTCAAATCGGGAGCTTGCCCCACTTGTAAGAAGATTCACCAGAGAGCCTACAGGGAACGCCAGAGAGCAGCGCGGGTTAAAAATAATCTCCCACAACAGCAAATCACAGAAAACCCGCCAGAGTGCTTAAAATCGGCCTTAAAATCGATCTTTCAGCGGCTTTTCTGCTTTCCTCTCAAATCATCCAGATTAATTGTCTATTGGTTGTAAATATAGATAGTCCTGTTTTGTATAACCCTTTTATGAGGAACAGGAAAAGGGAAAAGAAACAGGATGTTAAGCAAGGATGCTTTAGAAGAGATTCTAAATAAGGCTGGTTTTGGTAGGGAGAAGTTTAAAAATAGTTATTATTCAACTACCTATAATAATACCGCCGAAATTAAAAAAGACCTTACAGCGATTCCAGACGGAAGGAACCCCAAAGGGGCAGGGAGAAAGCCAAAGATGGTAAAGAATCCATACATTCAAGAGTTTATCAATCTGGTAGGTGATCGCCTCCCTCAGTGGCTGGATGATGTGATCTACGGGGCCGGAACTCACCACGAAAGCGGTAATACTCGCATCCCATTGCGCACACTCCGCACCCTCTTGCAGTCTCAGGAAGAATTTACAGTTGAAGGGATCAAAGAGTCTCTTAACAGACGCAGCGCCATAGATGGGCGTTCAGTTGGTGATCGGTATGCTCGATCAGTGTTATGCAGCTTAGAGAGTGCAATCAAGAGCATTGAATATCACTTAGAACGGGGTAAGAGCTTTCACTCTTATAATACCGCCGAAATTAAAACAGGGGTTTGAGCTATGACTATTGATGACCTGCCACTATGTGATCAGCGTATACAGGAGATTCTTAAAGCATTCAGTGCTACCCGGTCAGAGTTTAAAGAAAGACACCCTACCTTACTCAGATTTATGGATCTCCATGACTTCCGGTTAACCGTGGAAGGTACAACAGATCTAAACCTCTACGAAATAACACTTTATGTTAAGAGTGAACCATCAATGAATCTTGTGTTTACTGTTAACTACAATGAATTGAATAACTTACAAAAATTCTTACAGCTACGTTTTCAAATGGCAGATGAATTTTTTAAGGAACATGCCTCTGAATCTCAGCGGCAAGTTTTCCTATACGACGAAATTACAGAATTTTGATTCTTCTTTTCTCAGTGTACCTACTACCTTTCCTGAATATCGGGAGGCGGTAAAACGTTAATTTATATGGAGATAACATAATGTTTAATAACGTAAAGTATGAATGCTTTAGCCAATATGTAATTTTGAACAATGCACGGGTAAGCGCCTTAGCAGACCGTGTAGAAGCACTGGAAGAAATCGCCGCAGAATATGAGGCTGAACGCTACGAAGAAACTCACGAAGCTATGACCGTGGCAGAAGCCAAAGCAGGTAAAGAAAAACACTATGTTAATGGTGAGGGCTTAACCCCCGCACAGGTGGCGACTCTTAACGAATATGCAAAAGCACAGCCAGCCCCGGCAAGTATCACGGGTAATCGTGATCAATTTGATGCAAATGATGCAGCCTACAGCGCAGGTTTTGCAGATGGTGAAGCTAAAGAAAAACAACGGTTTGATGATTTTATTACAAAAACAAGCAATGAGATTAAAAATATTCTTAAAATCAAGAATCTAACCTCACTGGAAGGGGAGATCGCATAATGTTGAAAGCAGAACTAGAGCAGGAAGTAAAGCGCCTACGTGCAATCCTCGATAACCCGCAAGAGTGCTTTAAAAGTCTCTCCCCGGAAACGAAAACAGAGATTGATAACATTTTCAATACTCACTACAACCCTGATCGACCTGCTACCCGCTTTGCGGCTATCGGTGAGATCGCGGCCTATGTTATCCGGGAGGCTTGCCAGTGAGAAAGGTAGTACCGCCCCCGCATGAATCTTTGAAAGAACTACTTTTCTATAAAGATGGCGCTCTCTACTGGACAGATGAAGCCCTAGAAGCAAACAAAAAACGCAAACCCGGCCCTATTGGATGCTTTAACAAGACTAACGGTTATCTTTTCACTCAGTACCGCCACCCTGATTACGATTATCAGCGTTTTATCTATGGCATTAGTAGCCTAGTTTATTGGGTTGTTAAGGGTGAATGGCCCCCGATGTTGGATCACATTGATGGTAATCGGCTTAACAATGATATTGATAACCTAAGACCCGCTACTTTTTCCGAAAACATGCGGAACCGCAGATCCTCCACTTCCAGCAATTGCCCTTATGTGGGCGTACATCGCCGCAAAAGGGGCTACAGGCTCACTATCTCGATTGAGGGTAAGCAATACACCAAAGACGGCTACAAGACCGCAGAGGCCGCAGCATTAGCCCGTGATGTGTTGGCTAATCTCTTTTATGGTGATTTTGCCTCTTACAATTTCCTTGATAAGCCCGGTTTAGTGGTAGGTGGTATCACAATTTAAAAGAAACAGCGCCCCGGCTCCCCCAGCTGGGGCCAAAATGATCAGGGATGATATAGAAATGAAATACAAAGATCTTTTCATGAGGCTTTACTATCTGGACGAAACAAGCCCAACGGGGCTTAGAAAGGCATGGAACAATCAGCCAGCCGGGATCAAACAGAAAACCAAATCAGCTAACGGCTATATGTGGGTTATTCCTGATTGGTTCCGTTTCGACGATGGAACACGGAAGCAAGTAAAATATGATTTAGCCGCTTGTGTCTATGAAATGGCAACAGGCCGCGAACTCAAGAAAAATGAAACTATTTACTATTTGGATGTAAATAAAGACAACCTAAATCCGGTAAATATGTTCGTTGGCATTAAAGACCCACGGAAGCTAAAACAACATAAGCAAGTAGCTTTTGATAACTTCCGTAATGTGATTTTGCCTAAAACTAATCCTGATTACTTCAAAGATCCAAAAGACTGGACAGACCCGGAAGCCCTCGCAATGCTTGAGGAAGAAAAGCGCAAACGCGCAACGGGTGAGAGTAAGCCACCTGTACCCAATGTAGGGAGGCCGCGCAAATGGATTTGATTGATAAGGAATTTTTAGAATTATTTCTTGCCGTTGCAAAGATTTACTTTGAAACAGGCGGCACGATTCAGAACACTTAACGAAGTGTAAACCCTTAATTTTAATCTAATTACACTACTACCGATTAAAGCCGATAGGGATTTTATTCAAGGAATGGCCCGTATTACAGAGCGGGCCGCCTTTCTCACTTTGTTATCAAAGAACAGCAGAGCAATTTAAACACCTATCCTCTAGACAAGGTATAAAACGTTTAATCTTGCTTGATCCCGGTCTTGATACCTTCACCGCCTCCACCCCTTACCCGCCAGTAAGGAGCCGCCACCCAAAATAAGAGCGGCTAAAAAAGGAAGGTGTAGCGCTATCGGGGCCGGGTGTGCTGTAAGGGTTGGCCTACTCCATAGGCATTAACGGCGGTAAGTGGCTCTATGCGCCCTCTCAGGAGGTTGAGCCACTACCGTTAACCCGTTCCCACAGGGAACACTAACGCTAATGCGTTAAGCCCTTACACACAGCTAAATGAATGCCCCAAAGAGGGCAGCGGAAGCGCTACGGCGCTCCGCTTCAATTCTCGAAATGTAGACCACACACAAAACCCCCGTTTCTAAATCTCTCCACGTTGCAGACCGTGAAGGGAGGCAAGGATCGGGGGTTTTTTGTTTTTCACCTAAAGGAAAGTAAACGTATGGAAATGATCACAGAGCGTAGAGCCTTTATTCCCGGACAAGGGCCGGGTAGAACCCCCGGAACACCTAACCGGACAACAAGAGAACGCACAGAGCTTTTTAGACAAAAACTGGATAAAGAAAATTTATTTTTCCGTGCTGTAGATCTGGCAGTGAAGAAATTAGAGGAAGCAGAAAACGACCTTTCAAAAGTGAAACTTGATTCTATCGTTAACCTGATCGTTAAGTTTGCTCCTTACTATATTCAGAACATCGCCACGGAAGAAATCGCAGAGCAGCTAGCAACTATTGCCAGCCCGGAAGATGCTAAACGTGTTGCCGCTGATATGGTGGCTCAATTGCGAGTAGTGCGCTAATCATGGATGACTTAGCAGCACTGGAGGCAATAACCCCCGAAATGCTGTTAAGTATGCCTCCCGATGAACAAACAGCATTTATTACCCGCTTTTACGATTACATCAACTACCGCAAATATAACAAACTTGATTTTATCAAGCCCTTTGAATATCAAAAAGAATTTATGAACCTAAGCACTAAATATAGTAGCAGGTTTTTAAGGGCAGGTAATCGCGTAGGTAAGACAGTTTGCGGAACGTTAGAACTAACATACCACATAACAGGCTTATATCCTGAATGGTGGAAAGGGAAACGCATAGAGGGATCAGGCCGTCTATTCTGGTGTATCGGGGTAGACTTAAAATCTGTCCGAGACATTCAGCAAAAACATTTACTAGGTACATCGAATGCTACCTTAGTTGAGGAAATAGGCACAGGAACGATCCCCCGTAAATGTATAGAACTTAACAAAGGCTTTGAACGCGACGGAGCGCAGGTTATTAAATGCCGTATCAGGCATGTAGACGGCGGATTAAATGAGCTTGCTTTCTTCTCATCCAGCGATGAGGGAGCCGGGCTTATGGGCCGCGAGGTAAGTTTTTGCGCTTTAGACGAAGAGTCGCCCTATTCACTTTCTATCTATTCTCAGTGCCTAGCACGTACTACAAATGCTTTGGGGGTTGGTAATGATGGTTTGATTATCATCACAGCAACACCAGAGGAAGGGAACACCCCACTAAACCAGTTATTCGAAAAAGATAAAAATGAAACAATTTTACTTTACCCGATCACCTGGTTTGATGTGCCTGAAAGATTCCCGCCTGATCAGATAGAGAAACAGTTAGCAAAATATCCCGAATGGCAAAGGGATATGCGATCTAAAGGTTTGCCGTGTGTAGGTAAAGGCGCTGTTTTCCCGTTTGCTGATAGTGATGTAGAGATACATGATTTTGATATTAATCCCGCTCCACACTGGAGAGCCTTACTAGCATGTGATTTAGGCCATGTTAATGATCCTAGTGTGATTGTTCTCTCTTACTATGACCCGGACACACAAACCTACATCGTAGCTAAGGAATGGGTATTAGATGAATCAGAGGAAGCCAGAAGCGCCAGAGGCATAGCACAAGTAATTTTAAATTCTCCTTATCGGCATGTGCCTTTACAAGTGCCTGTAGATGGTGGGAGAAATTCAGAAGCAACAGAGGCAGTAGCTAAATTACTTATGCAATATGGGGTAAATGTTATCCCAAGTACATTTAGAAACCCCTCAGAATATGAACTTGATTTTGAATATCACAAAAAAGGTAGGAACCCCCGCCAAATAGAGCCGGGTTTAGCCATTATGCGAGACTTAGTAAGCAAAGGACAGCTTAAAGTTTCTAATGCTTGTGGTGAATGGTTCAAAGAAAAGCATGTGTATTCATATAAATACAACGAAAGAACCCAAACGCTAGGTTATGCAGGTGCTGATCACGTTATCGACGCAAGCCGATACGCAGTTATGAGCCTGATAGATGGTAAAGGCTGTTTTGTTCACGATATGCACGGGATAAACAGCGGAACTTATAGCGCTTTGGAATTAAACCTATAACACCACTCCACCGAAACGGGGAGAAGGGAAGGAACCCTATTACATGAAATTATCAAAAGCTAAAGAGGATTTGATTTTAACTCAAGTCCTCCATGATTTTAGTCGCACGGAAGATGATCACGCTACCGCACTTGAACGCAATAACAAAAGTTATTTGTTTTACACTGCCAAACTTCCTAAAGCCTCAATTGAGGAGGAAACAGGTTTAATCACTTCTGATTATGTAGAGCCTGTAATGTATCAGTATGTTAAAGAGGCATTGCCGCAGCTACTGGACAGCTTTACAGAAGATGATCAACTAGCGGTAGTGTTTCGCTCAGGTGGTGCTTTTAAAAATCAGCAGATTGAAACACTTATCACTGATAACGTGAATAAAATCTTTCTCCGTGATAATCCCGGATATGAGCTATTAGAAACCCTGATTAAGCAAACGCTGATTACTGGTGATAGCTATGCAAAATGTTTCATTGATGAAAGCACACAACACGAACAAGCAACCTCAGAAGATTGGATCGAAGTTTCCGAGCTTATGAGCCAGTTAGCGGAAGGTTGGGAAATTGATTTACCCGCTGATTTTGCAGATAAGAAAACTGGTGATATTAAAGGCTTTAAATGGAAGAAAACCACACAACCCACAATTGACCCCCAGACGGGCCAGAAAACAGCGGTTGATGTTTGGCTAATCCGTGGTGATATTCCACTTATTAAGATTGATCGTAAGTTAGTTATTGAGGCTGTAGAGGCCGCTGATATTTGGGTAGATACCCGTAATGGTTCAGATTTCACGAAAGTTAGGTATCTTTGCCACCGTGTAAAATCAACGGTAGGGGATGCAGAGCTTAGAGGGTATGACCCGGAGAAACTTAAACGCGCAGCAGATAACGAACAAGAAAACGTATTACCTACGCTGTATTTTTCCGATCCTTTCAGTGGCACAGATTCAGATTTTAAAAGTGAAAGCACAGACCCGAAAGAGAAACTAATAGATATTCTTGAGCATTATTGCTATAGCTCTCAGCTTAATAGCAAAGGTGAAACTCGCCTCTATCAGATCACTACTACCCGTAGTGAATTGCTTAATGTTGAGGAAGTTAGCCGTATTCCATTTGTTCACGGGCAATGTGAAACACTGCTAGGCAGCTACTACGGACGTAGTTTTTATGACGTTGCAGCCCCTTACCAAAAGCATATTTCTAATTTGATTCGTATGCAGATGCAGATCGCTAAAATGAGTGCATGGCCTGCTTATCAGGTGGCAGATAGAAGCCTTAAACGTGAAAGCCTGTTAAATGCACACCGACCGGGCGCAATTATTGAAGTTAGTCAGATTGGCGCGGTTATGCCGTTTGAACGTCATCAATTAACAGATACTTTCTACCGTGCTAAAGATGATCTATTACAGAGCGCTCAGGCTTCATTATCAAGCCGGAACGGTTCAACAGATTTTAGCAATGGTGTAGATCGTACTTCCGCTAAAACAGTGGCGTTAGGTGTTTATCAGGAAGGTTTAGACGGCAACACGCTATCTAAGAATATTGCCCGTACACTCATTAGCCCACTGTATAGCCTGATTTATCAGACTATCCGTGATGAAGGTTTCCCACTGGAAGGGCCGGACGGTCAGCCAGTAGAAGGGATCGCCTTACCGCCTGTAGGTGATTTTGTAGTAGACATTAACACCAGTGCAGACGATTTAGCGCAGGTTAACCAGATTACACAGCTTGCTACCTTTGGCGCTCAGATCTCACAAGCTAATATGCCGTTTATTACTCCGCAGAACGTTTACGAAATGCTTAAAACAATGTGTAAGCGTATGGATTTAGACCCGGCTATCTATCTGACAGACCCACAGCAGACCCAAGATCAACACGCAGCCGCAGAACAGGCAGAACAAGCCTTTATTGTTTCCGAGTTTAATAAAATTAAATTGGAGCGTGAGAAATTAGCTCTTTCTAAGGATGCAGCAGAGAAAGCGCTGATTGATGCGAAAATCTACGATATTACTAAAAATGGTGAGCATGATCGCACTATCAAGCTACAAGAGAGCTTAACGGCTCAAGCCGCACAAATGGCAGCAAATGCTATTAAGGACACTGAAAACCAAATCAAAGCAGCAGCCGTACAGGTTAAAGCAGATGAGGTAGAAGTAAAACGCAAGGCGGTTAATGGTGAGATCATTCTAGGGGCTGCAAAACATGCTACAGACATCACAGCGCCCACTATCAACGGCGTTAGGTAATGCAGCGGCCCACCTTATGAGTTAATAAGGTGTTGCGAGTTTTTACCATTCTTTAACTTTCGGTGTGCGCCTCGCTTCCGTCTGGAAGTCTAACCACGTTGAAAGCCGCCGAAACCGTAAAAATATAGTTTAAAGGAAGCCGGGAGAATAAGCAACCTCCCCGGCTATCCTTTCCCACTCAGAGGAAGAAAAATCATGCTACCAAACAATGAAAAAATACACAGTGAGGCCGAATTTAAAGCCCTTTGCTCAATGTTCTACCGAGAGTTTGAGAAAGTAGGCGAATATATTCGTGAACACATCTATCTACCTGATATTACAAGTAATCTAACTACATCAGGTAAGCGTGATGCTTGCGTACACAAATATAATAATTTAGCCGAAGTGATCAACATTGTTTCTAATGCCGTTAAAGATACGGCTCCCAAAATTGATATTTAAAAGGAATTTAAAATATGAGCGATATGTATTTTGATACAAGTGATTTTAATTTTATGGATCTGGTTGATGTTGTTGAAACTACACCGGGTGAAATTGAAAAAACTTACACGAAAGCCGCTGATGTTGGCCCCGATGGTGGAAACATTTCTGATGCTTCTGATTTGATGGAGTTTGATTTCTCTCAGGATGAAGATGAACCAGAGCAGGAAGAAACAGATTTTGATCCTAATCAGGATACAAGCGACTTAGTAGATCGTGATGCCGAGCAAGGAGATATTGTTAGCATTATCAACGATCTAGATGAAAATACGCTTTTAGATATTGATGGTAAGGCCATGACTAAAGCGCAGATCAAAGAACTCTCAAAACGAGCGCAGCAGGTAGACGAACAAAGTGATTTTCTGAATCTTGCCGCTACCACTTTTGATCAGGGTAATCAGTGGATTGAATTACAGCTACTAACCAAAGAAACAGCAGTAGATAAGAATATTGCCTATCTGGAGAAATGCTTAAATCACCCTCAAATTACAGGGGATGATTACCGTAATTATCATGATCAACTTAAATCAGCTCGATTGATGAAAAAAGAAATTGAAGCAGACGCGCAGCACATCGCCAATGTTCGTAAGGAACAGCATGAAGCCTTAACCCGCCATCGCTGGACTAATACAGATGCTACCATGCAGAACATGTACCCGGATTGGATGAAATGGCGTAAACAACTAATTGATGATGCGCTAAATCGTGGTATTAAGGCTGATTATATTGAAAAGGCATATGATCCGAACTTTGCACAGATGCTTTTAGAAAGCTATCAGTATCGCCAGAATAAGAAAACCGCTCAAGAGAGAGCGCTTGCTAGTGCTAAGGCCAAAGCAGCACGATCTAACCCAAGTGCAAAAACTACTAAGCAATTAGATGCACGGGATAGAAAAACGGCAGAACTCCAATTACTCAAAAAGAAAATGAGTAAAGGGGAATTGAGCCGTGAAGAACATACAAAACTGTTTAATCACTTAGTTGATTAATCAAATCCCACGAAAGATAAAAGGACTTACAAAGGGCTTTCGTTAATAACGAAAACTAATAAGAGTAAGGAGACTCCCTAATATGGGTGGAGCAGTTAAAAAAATATTGGGCGGCGGTGGTAGCTCAAAATCTACAGTTAAAGAACAAAGTAGCGGAACCGCTAGTAGTTTCTTAATGAATAACACAGATTATAAAAATTACACCAATCAAGCAATTAAAGAAATTGGAAACATTAGCGTTTCACCTCAGCAAATGGCAGAAATGCCAGCCGCTGAACGTGCAGCACTTCAAAACCTGATGACGGGGCAAGATTATAGCCAGTACACCAAAGCACAACAGCTTATGACAAGCGGCGGTGAAAAGCTATTTAATCAGGGGCAGGAGCAGTTAAGCGGGGCTACTGATATTCTTTCGAGATTACAAAATCTCTCACAGGCAGATTATCAGAATATGCTTTCAAGTGAGATGAATAACGATCTTGTTAAGTCTCAGATTGGACAAGCTACCGAAGATATTAATGCTTATGCTCAGAAGCAGGAACACGCATTAGATCAATCTGCTATCGGTTCAGGCAATATTAATAGCTCCCGTGCTGGTGTGGCTCAGGGTGTGATTATAGGCAATGCAGCCAAAGCTATTGGATCTGCTTCCGTGCAATATCGAACCGCAGAGGAACAAAACGCCCAAAACCGCTTAATGTCTTATCTCAATTTGCAAAGCGGTACAGCAAGCCAGCTTGCCAATATTGGACAAAATCAGCAATCAACCGGGCTTAATATGTATGGGCAAGGTATGGGCTATTATGGACAAGGGATCGCCGGAAATCTCCAGAACCAGCAGAACGCAGTAAACGCCGGAAATATGTTGCGTACTTATCAGCAACAGCAATTAGATATTAACCGATATAATCAACAACTTATGAGCGCTCCCTCTTTGGCTCGTTTGGGTTATGCGAATCAGTATCTATTAAATATGGCTGAATTGTCCAAAACCTCTACAGGAACCACAACACAGACTACAAAAACCCCTAGTAGCGGTGGTGGCTTACTTACTCCAATAATGGCTATGGGTGGTATGGCTATGGGTAATAGTGGCATGTTGAATGGTATTTTTGGCAGTACGAAAGATGCAGCCGGGGGATATAGCCAACAACAGCAAGCCGGGGGCGTATTCGGTGGTATGTTCGGGCAAGCGTTAAGCTCATTTTGAGAGGTGGCACATGGCTAATTTTCTAAAATCAGTTATGCGCATGGGTGAACACTCCATAACGCAACCTTTCAAAGCTGTTAAACAGACTTTTCAGGGCCATCCTGATGATGCTTTTAAAGACCTCTTTCATGATGCCAGCCGAACAGGGCAGGACGTAGCCCATTCTATCGGTGTGCGTGGATGGGTCGGAAGCCACCCTATGCAATCCGTAGGCGCAGCCGTAGCTATGATTTATGGTGGTTGGGCGGCAGCGGGTGCAATGGGTGCAGGAAGCGCCGCAGGAGGCGCTACAGCAGCCGCAGGGAGTGCAGGCAGTGCAGGAGCAGCCGGAGCCGCTGGAAGCTCTCTAATCCCCGCAGGAACAGCCATAGGGCAGACCGTACCCGCGATCCCTTCCGTTGCCTCTATGACCAGTGGAACAGGCGCAGCAATCACGGCTACGCCGTCTTATTCCATCTTAGCAGGAGCAAGCCCCGGAGGACTTTCTCTTAGCTCAGGTGGTGCAGCAGCTACACATTTAGGAGGCGAGGCCGCTGTAAGTAATACGGGCCTTTCCTCTACCTCTACCGCTGGCAGTTGGGCGCAGAAAGCAAAAGATTATTACAACACTTACCAGCAAATTAGCGGAATAACCAAACAAGGGCAGGGGCAGCAAGAGCAACAGGGCAGCGGCAAACCTCAAGAATTTTTAAGAAATGATTCGTTAATAGGTCTTGATCAAATCCGTGCAGCACGGCAGCAGGAACAAACCCAACCTATCAGCGGTATCAATTTAAATACAGATCAAAGCGGTGTGCCTGACTTTACCCACGGCGGCACATTCGGAGGCTTTCAATAATGATTAACCAAAATAACCCGGTAGCCCCGTTAACGGCCCCGGAAGCAAATGATTTGCTAAATATGTATCAGCAGCAAGCAGCCGCCTTACGTGGTGAAGCTAAAGCACAAGATACAGGAATTGGAAATAACCCGTTTCAATCTGGGGCAGGTCAGCAGGACGAACAAAAAGCACATATGGCGAAACAAGAGCAATTCTTAGCCCCCATTGGCTCTAATATCTTTGATCCTGTTTCTGATTACACGGAAGAAAAACATCAACGTTTCTTGAAAAACCTGAACAATGATCCGGCTTTCAATGAGATTGAGAACCCATATCATGAGTTTTTAAGTAATCTTAAAATGGCTCAGGATGCCGGGAAAATTTCCCCACAGGATGCTATTTCTATGCTCAGTGAATACGGTCAAAATGAAATTGATCCTATTCTCGATAAACATCACGGTAAGCATTCACCTACACATAAAACAACACTTCACGATCAAGATGAATTTATCCCGGATATTGTGAAACGAGCTAAGGGGGCTAAGTAATGGCTATCCAAGATATGATTAATAGTGGCTCCTTTAACGGGCAATATCTGTTAAGTGATCAGCAATACAACCCTACTCAAAGTGATGTATTAGGGCGCTACCGTAATCCAACGCCTACGGCTCAGGGTTTACCAAATATAGATCCTGATAACGATGATCGTAGTGCTTTCGATGATAAACAACAGCAGAGACAAGCAAACTTTGACACCCTTCCGGCCCAAGATACAGAAGGTAAGATCATTGGTAATGATGGGATGGTTTTCAATCTCGCACCTGATGATCGTAAAAGCCAGTTGATTACGGGCCTGATTGCTTACGGTACAAGCTACTTAGCTGGTGAGAATGCAGGGCAGAGCATACAACGTGCAGGAGATGCGGTTAATGCTCATGTGTCTATGATTAAACGCCAGAAGATGATCCCTGACCTCCTGAAAAAAGGCTATGCGGATGTTGATATTCAGAAATATGTAGAAACCGGAAATACTACTGATTTGCTTACAAATATGGGGCGTTATGTTCCCGTTGATGGTGGTTATATTAATAGCCTCCGAGGTAAATTTATACCAACACAGCAGCAAGCGCAGCAGCTACCGCCGGGTTATCAGTTGGGTGTTAACTATACTCCTAATGGCCCTGTTTCCGTGTCTCAGGATGAGAAAGGAAAATACTCTTTCAAACCAGCGACTAAAACAGAAATTGAAGCCAGCCAAGCAGCAGCACAGGATCAGGGCGGCGGTGATGGTACAGAGAGTTTAAATTCTCCTGATACTGTCAGTTTGCAACGTGGTGCAAATAACAAACTAATCCCGGCAGAGGGTAGTTATGGGCCAAATGGTGAACAGCTTTACCTGACAACTACGCCGGGTGTTTTGGCAGATGCTTACGCACGGCCTGTAATGCCGGGGCAAGGTACGACAGAACGAGCAGAGAAGCAGCAGACACAAACAGCTAAAGAAAATGCAAATACAGATCAGACAATTGCAGCACTTCAGGAAGAAAATAACACTGTTCAGCAGCTATTAAATTCTCCTGGTTTTGATAGTGCTTATGGTTCGTATGATGCCGCTACTATTGGTTTGCCTTTCCACACTAACGCATATAACGAAACAGTAGCATTACGTGAAAAATTAGGCGGTCAAATCTTCCTTAACTCACGCCAAGCACTGAAAGGACAAGGCCCGATCACGGACTATGAGAGCGGTAAAGCTGAATCATCTAGAACCATTCTTACTAATCCTAAGATTGGTGAAAATGATGCTCGTAGAGCAGCAAGGGAATTGATCGCGCAAAACAATGCGGCTATTGCTGGATTGCAGAAAAAGAAAAGCGGAACAACTTCACCACAGGCAGCAGGTATCACACATCGCTACAACCCACAAACCGGGAAAATTGAAGCTGTACAGTAAACTTAGGGGCGCTTGCCCCTTTTTCATAAGGATATGAATCAATGCCAAAAGTTATTGATTTTAACGGGCAGCGCGTAGAGTTTCCCGACAACATGAGCGACGATGAGATCAGCGGTGTATTACGCTCTCAGAGCGCACAGGAAGCCCCACAAGCTCCGCAACAGACAGAGGACAAGGAAAGCATAGGTTATGCTTTACAACACCCCGGAGAGGCGTTTAGCTCGTTGGGTAATGCCTTGCTTACTGGTGGTGCAAAATGGCTACTTACTGATCACAGTACCGGGCAGACAGCGGCCCCACAGGGAGCGGCTAAGAATTGGTATGCTGAACAAATGGCAAACCCTGAAACCGCACATAATGCCGGAGTAGTTTCTAAGGAATTACCACGCGCTTTAGCTTATGGGGCAGTAGCAGACATTACAGGCGGTCTTGCTATTCCAGCAATGGAGGCCGCTGGTTTTAGTTCTCCTTTGCTGGCTTCTGCTTTATCTAATGCCGCTGGTTCAATGGCAGGACAGAAAGCAGCAGGTGAAGATCTCAGCCTAGAGAAAACCGCAGAAGATGCCGCATTAGGTGTAGTTATTCACACTGGAGGGGAACTAGCAAAAAAAGGGATTAACGCATTGCGCGGAATTTTACCGGAATCACTAGGCGGGATCTCTCAGGTTAATAAAGCAGCCCAAGCTATGCCAGATTATGCACAGCGTGTTTATCAGGGTGGTGATGAAGAAGCACAGCAGGCATTTAAAGCCGCTACCACTGATGAAACCGGGAATGTAATGTTAAACCCTTCTCAGGTAGCCAACCCCGAAAGCAGCGCAGGTAAGCGTTTTATTCGTGAGGAACAGCGTAGCAGGGCAACAGGAACCGCCTCACCATATGAACAGAACATAGCGCAACAGAACACAGGCGCTAGTTTTCAACGTGCGGTAGAGGGTGCTGATACAGGGGCAGATGTTCAACAGACAGCGCAGAACATGATCGCAGATTGGAGGCAGAAAGCTAACGATCTCTATCAGACCAAAAAGACAGGGGCGCAGGATGTTTTAGACAGTGCCAACGTGAAGCAAATCAAATTGAATACTACGAAAGATGTAGCTCAAAACCATCTATCAAAAGATATTGAATTAGGTAAGCAAAATCTTACTGCGAATACTCGCAATACTTTAAAGGCTTTCCAGAACTCTAAGATCCGCACTATTGATGATCTTGATATGTGGAAACAGACGTTAGGCGAGAAGATGAGCAAAGCCTTTGCTGATAAAGAAACAGCCAGTTATAACGCATTGAAAGAAGTACGCGATAGCCTACGAAACGAAGCCGATACAGTGATCCAATCTATCGATCCTAATGCTGGTAGCCTTTACAAACAGGCTGATCAGTATTTCGCACAAGGTGCGGGTGATTTTGGGAAGGATTCAAAAATTAACCTATTGGGAACTAAAGAAAATCCCGTTGATGTGAATAACGTTTTCTTAGGTGCTGATTCTCTTAAAGGCCGCGCTCAGGGTGAGATTAATACAAAGGATATTCTTTCAAGCGTAGATGATGCTGTAGCCCGTGGAGATATTGATCCCTCATATGCTCAACAGATCCGAGAAGGTATATCAAATGCTTCCCGTTCACAGGCTTTTGATTATGCCAATATGAGACAGGGATTTAATACAAAAACATTTGCAAATCGTCTAACTCAATATGCACCACAGGCAGAGGCAGCAGGGGCAACAAATGTTAATGAGGCATTGAGACAAGCAGCCGAAACTATGCAGACTCAAGCCACTGTAGGCGGTGGCATGGCAGAGGCAGCAGGAGCCACGGGAGCGAAAGCAACAGGCGCGGCCTTTGGTGCAGTTCATGCAGGGATGCCGGGAGCTATGGCAGGTCAATACGCAGCAGGGAGAGTAGCCGATATAATCCCACGCCTGATCGATAAAGTATCAGGTACAGCGGGAAGATCTAAGGCAATGATTGATTTTGTTTCCATTCCTGAAAACGCAGAGAAGATAGTAAGAGCTATTGAGGCTGGCGGTGGACGTGTAGAAACCACGACACCAGAGGAACTAACCCGGCTCATAGGTTTATTTACTCGTTTCGGTTCTCAGGCAGCAGCCCAAGCAAACCAGACAGAACAATCTAACCCATTGCCAACTATGACACAGCCAGCCCCGGCCCCTACTCAGGAGTTTAATGTAATTCCAGAGCAACACGCCCAAGCAGCTAAGGAACCGGAATCAACACAGTTTGATCCGAGTGATACCCGTCTATATCGTTCATTCTCCGCAGCAGAAACGGGAGGTATTAAGAATCGCTTTATCCGTACCCGTGCAGAGGAAGCAGGATTAAGCACGGCATGGGGGCCAGCCCAATTGACCACAGGAACAGCCGAGCGTTTCTATAAAAAATACCCTGAACTATTCAATGAAGCACAAAAAGATTATATGACCCGTTTCATTGAACAGGGCCGCCGTATGAAAGAAGCACCAAAAGATGATCCAGTATTTGGGTACGGGAAGCCGGGAACAATGGGAGACACACCAGAAGATCGCAAAACGTATGCTGATGTTGTACGGATCATGCTTCATAAAATGAATGCTGATAACAACGGCGATAAAGAAAAGACTCTCAGAGAGTGGCGCTATGGGGATAAAAACGCGGATATAGATAAACGTGATCCAGCATATGCCCGTAAAGTGCGCCAAGCATGGAAGCGTTTAGGAACTTCTCAGAACGTCAAAACCAGCACGGGGAAAAGCTGGAGCAATCCAGCAGCCTGATCCCCAGCTGGGGAACTAAGCCCCCTTTTTAGGGGGTTTTAATTACCGCAGTATATATAAGAAGTGATTTTAATTACGGCGGTATTATAAAGAGAAACTTTATAGGGGGCATGGATGCCAATTATCAAAACCTATCGAAAGGCCGGGGAGCCTACCGCCTCGATCCCTTTGTACCTTTGCCAGCAGACGCAAGAAGCCTTACCCGAAATGTGGGGGCGTTTGCCAGTGGAGGCTATGCGGGAGGAACTAAGGCAAGACATAGAATCTATTGATCGCTTTGAATACCTCGTTTCAGATGAGGATAAGACCATTAAAGCAATGATGATTATAGACACTGATACAAACCCTCACTATGGGTTTTATCTCTACCCTCGATATGCTTTCAGCACTGAAAAAGGCGCTTTGTCTGGTGCGTGGCGATGGATGAAACAGCTTGCTAAGTGCCTGAAATGCGATAACTATTTGATAACGAGGCAGACGGGAGACAGTGAGATAACTACACGGAAAGTAAAAGTAAAATGAAACATAAAACTAGATACACCTTACCCGCTCTACTGATTTTCCTTTCTGGCTATATCGGTTGGGAAGTGCGCCCGATCCACCTGGCTAACTTTGCTCATGATGCTATGACAATCACCCGTAAGAACCTCGATCCCTCCTGCTTTTATGACATCCATCAAAGCCAGTTGATAGCGATATGCCCTAAAAACTCTAATTAAATCAATTAGTTAGTTTATCTGAAATCTACTTATTAGATCCCATCATTAGTATACCTGAAACTATTTCAATTACAAGCCTAGAATAAAAATAAATAAAGCGTAGAATTTCATATAGATAGCGATTCTAACGCACACAGGGCCGCATAAGCGGCCTTTTCTCGTGGTAAGTAAGGAAAGGTATTGCTTACCACTCACAACGCAGCAGAGAGGCGCACAGCGCGTTTTATGGCAGGTAAGAGATCTATATATTTTAAGCAGATTTTGAAGGACTTCCGAGCCGATAAGGTGAAGAAAGCAGACGCATTAGCAATCATTGCCGGATCTGATTCCTTCCCCGGATGGGCCAAAGTTAAGGCACGGAAACAGTTAGCCAAAATGGAGGCGTTTTAATGGATATGGAAGGGATTTATTTAAAACTCATTGCCTCAGCAGAAAGCCGGAACGGTAAGCCGCGCTATTCGTTTAGCCAACGCACCAGAAACCGCAAAAAGGGCTTTGAGGTACATCACATTATGCCCGGTTCAATGGGTGGTAGTAATCGCCCTTACAATCTGGTTTACCTAACTCCCCGCGAACATTACACGGCTCACCATTTACTAGCGCGTATGTTTTCCGGCCCTCTCACCTATGCTTTTTGGCGTATGAGCCAGAAGGAACAAGGAACACGGGAAGCTAATATTAAGATAACTGCTAGGCAGTATCAGACGGCAAGAGAACTTTTTTCTATCACTCATAGCGCATTTTTGAAGGGAAAAAAGCAAAGTCCAGAAGCTATAGAAAAGCGTCGAATTACTATGAGTCAAAGGCCGCCCGTTCAATCCTTCTTAGGTCGCACTCATAGCGAGGAAACAAAACAGAGGATGCGTGAAGCCCATCTAGGGAAAGATAGGACAGAGGAACATAAGCGAAACATTTCTTTAGCTAAAAAAGGTGTCAAAAAGAATCTTACTGATGAACAGAGGGCCGCTATAGGTGATCGTTTCCGTGGAGTTTCCCGCCCTCGTTTAGATTGTCCCCATTGTGGTAAATCAGTGCCTGATAATCTGGCACACCGCTATCATTTTGAGAATTGCCCTAGTCTCACGGGTAAGAAGTATCAAATCAGTGAAGAAATGAGCAAGAAACGTAGTGAAGGATTGTTGAATCTTCCTATCAAGACTTGCCCCCATTGTGGGAAGCAGGGCCGGGGCGGTGCAATGGTGCGCCATCACTTCGATAACTGCAAACATAAGCCTAACTAGTTCAGGATGATGATCAATGCAATCTGATCCCCTATGGGCCGAGTTTGAACACTGGTTCAGCTTACACGAACACGGAAGCGATGAAGCAAGGAAGCGGGAACTATGGGAAATCTTTCAAGATGATCCCTTATCTTTCACCCTCCCCATTGAGGAATATTTATCAATGCTAGGCATTGAAGAAAGTCAAAAGCAATGCCTACGGCATTAG